GCTCGCGGAGGAAGATCCAGCGGCAGCCGGTCTTTCTATCGTGTTCGAGCACGACCAAGAAGCTGAGCAGGAATTCATAGCCGAGCACTCATCGGGCAAGTTTGCATCACCAGACGCAAGCAACACAAAGAACTTTCCGCACGTCCGATTGGAAAAGCTCAGGGCCGCAGACATCGTTGACGAGCCAGCAGCGAACCCAGATGGACTATTTGATCGTCAAACGCTCGCAAGGGACGTTGACGAGCTTCTGAGCTATGCCGCTGGCATCAGCGTAGACAAACCAAAGTCTCTCGCATTCGGCGTGGATGCGGATCGAGCAAGTCAGTTTCTTGGCAGGTGGCTCGAACGCCATCAGCTTTCCATTGTTTCTCGTAATGAGGAGATCTCCGAGATGTCGGAAGCTACCGAAATTGTGGAGGCAGGTGTTTCCGACTCCGCACCTGCATCTTTCACCCGTGAGGACTTCCTATCTGAGTTGTCGGCTTATGTCGATCGCTTTGGATCGGAAAACGGCCAGAAGTGGTTCAGCGAAGGAATCGAACTGCAAGAGGCACTCGGTCGCCAGTGCGATCTATTTGCCGAGCAGATCGAGCAACTCAAAGCCGAACTAAGCGAGGCAAAAGAACAGCTCGCAGCAGCTGCTAGCGTTGGTGAAGATCCTATTGACGTTGGCGAAATTCAAGCGAACGACAACAAGAAGCGACTCTCCGAGTTCTTCAATAACAACTAGAAACCATCGAAAAAAAAGAACCACCAGAACAGAGGAACATAAACAATGGCATCAACTCCACTACCAATCAGTGAATTAGTCAAGATCAACGATCAGAACGTCGCAGACGTAGAGATCAGCGATTTGCTTCGTGACGCTCCAGTGCTTGCAGCAATGCCGGCAGTCGAAGCCAGTAACGGAACCTTGCATAAGTATAACAAGCTCACCACCGAGCCTACTGTTGGCTTCCGTTCGCTCAACGATGGACGCGATCACGATTACACCGTCCGCACGACCGTCACCGAGACATTGCAGATTTTGGATGCTTCGTTCGACATGGACGCAGCGATCTACAATCCAGAGCTAGCAGCGATGGAAGGACGCAGCCATCTGCAAAGTGCATTCGCAAAAGCAGAGCGTCAGATCTTCTACGGAACCAGTGCAAACGGCGACTCAGCCGGCTTCAATGGTTTCTACAACAGTGCAGACCTAAACGCATTGGCTGACGAGATGGTGATCTCTGCTGGCGGATCAAGTGCTGGCGTACAGTCCAGCGTTTACCTGATTCGCGCCACACCAGACGCAACTGGTGTTTGCTCAGTATTCGGAAACAACGGCGACATCAGCATCGGTGGTGCATACCAGTCGATGATTGAAGGTACCAACGGACGATATGACGCTTGGGTCGTTCCGATCGTTGCTTACATGGCTCTGCAACTCGGAAGCAAGTTTTCCGCCGCTCGTATCGCCAACGTCGAAACCGCTTTGGATGACGACAAGATATATGAGGCTCTTTCTTTGTTCCCAGCATCTTTGCAACCTACGCATATTTGCATGAACAGAACTGCTCTCAAATTGCTTCGAGCTAGCAGAACTTCGACCAACGCAACCGGAGCACCTGCACCGCGACCTACCGAAGTAGAAGGCATTCCGATCATCGTTAGCGATCAGATCGTGCAAACCGAGGCTGTGGTTGCCTAATGGCTCTTTTGGATGACGCACTCGCGGCTCACCGCACAACGCTGCAAGCCGCTGCTGGCGAAACGATTACATACAAGCGAGGCGACTTTACTGCCTCGCTGACAGCGGTCGTTGGTCAGTCGCAGTTTGATGAGGTATCGACCACTGGCGAGATCCGTCCACTGTCTAAAACGGTGGACTGGCTTGTGAAGCCAAGCTCGCTCGTGATCGACTCAAGCGTGGTGCTGCCGCAGAGAGGCGATCAGATCCAGAGAAGCGATGGCAGCGTTTACGACGTGTTGCCAGGAACCGAAGGGACAGCCTGGCAATACTCGGACGGACGAAAGACATTCCTGCGAATTCATAGTGTGAAACGTGTCGCGAGCTAGTGACCTGCGTGATGCAGTGATAACGGAACTCAATACTCGATTGACGGGGCAAACCGTCGAGGCGTTTATCGTTCCGCATTACACACGCGAGGAACTAACTGACGGGCCAAAGATCGCAGTGCGAGTCGCAGAGCGTGAAATAGAAGTAGATCAGGGGCCGGACAACCGGCAAGTGATCATCGAGGTTGGGGTGGTTGGCGTCACTCCGGCTCTCAGCGGATCGGTCACGAGTGCGCACCGATCTCAGGAGGTCGCGGCTTGCGATGTGTTTGACGACTTGATGGAAGAAATCATAGCCCTGTGGTCGCCATCGGGGCCGTTGTCAAAACGCACAGCAGGCTTAGCCGGCCACCGATTTGTGGTGATCGAAAACGCAATTTACTTCGATCCGCAGAAACTTTACAGCGACGGTCTTTGGCTGTCGCTAATTCGTTTGACCTATCAAGACAGCATAGACGACTAGGAGATTAACAATGGCGACCGATCTGGAACGCGGAGCGTATGCAGGTAAGGACACATACTTTTACTACAACAGCGCCACATATGCTACACCAACATTTGTAGAAATCAAAAGAGCGAGAAACATACAGATCACTCGCGGAGCTGCTACGAGTGAAGTCAATTTTCACGGTTCTGACAAAACTGTGAACATTCACGGATATGAAACGGTTTCCGGTTCTTTTGAATATGTCAAACGACTTGGAACGGATGCTGTGTTTGCACATTTAGAAGATGTTAGAGACAACAAGAAAATCATTGAATTCTTCCATCTCGATGGTGAAGAAACTCCACCAGTTCAGGTTCCTCCTTTAACGCCAGGGAAAGGATGGAGAGGGGCTTTCATACTTGGCGAATTCAGCGAAACATCTAACGGCGGCGATAGCGTTGTCGTAACTATTCCATTCGTTTTAGCTGACGCATATACATCCGGCGGAGTGCAGGTTGATTTTGCAGCATATGACGCGGGTGCATAAACAGGATTGAACCATGAGCACGCGTATAACATGCGGCGAACTAGCAGAACTAGCAAACAAGTTGCCCGAAGGGGAACTCAAAAGCTGGTGCGATCAAAGTGCGTCAGGGCCACAGACGCAAATCGTATTTGCTCACAGCGAAATGCTCTCGCGCTGTCAGCAAGCTGCTAGTTCGTCAATACAGGAGGAGAGCGAACCAAAAGAGAGCAAGAAGAAATGCAAAGTTTCAAAGACAATGAAGGACACGCCTGGCACCTCGCTTTAACGATCGGAAAGGTGAGGCAACTGCGAGAAAAGCTCGGACTGGAATTGCTGAACAAAGAGCATCACTGGCAGGTGATGAACAGTGAAACCGATCGTCTGGCTTTCGTGTTTCTGCTTGTGGAGGATCAAGCAAAGGAACTTGGTCTTGATGCTGACGCATTTGAGGAGCGTTTATACGGTGATGGAATTGCCGACGCTGCGAGTATTGCGTTCCTACAGGAACTGCAATCTTTTTTCCAGAGGTTAGGCAAAAGACTGGAAGCGGGACTAACCGAGACGCAGATAAAAGTAATGACCGCAGCCCAGTCGCAGATCCGAGAATTGATAGAGAGTGGAAAAGCCGATTTACAGTTAAAAGAACTGGAGAACGAAGCACTCAAGCAGATGCAGTTGAGCAGTGGCAATGGATCGCAGAACTCGCAGCTATCGCAGGACTAGAGCCTTGGCCGTGGACGATTCGCGAACTGCAACACGCAGCAGAGCAGAAGCTAAAGTTTGACTGGGATCACACAGCGGAGCTTATGGCACTAAATGCAAACCTGCATGGCAACAAGTTCAGCAGAAACGATTTTCATCCACTGCGAGAAACTGCACCGAAGAACCTAGCAGACCCTGCCAAGATATTTAGACAGTTGAAAGCGAAAGAGAATGGCAACCGCATTTGACATTGATATTCAAATGAAAAAGTTTTTCTTCGATCGCCCTGCTGTTCAAAAAATGATCAAAGACAAAGAGCGCAAGCCTATCGAGGATGCGTTAAGGGTTATACGAAAACAAGCAAGGCAGAACGTAAAACGATACGTAAAGAAAAGATCTCCGCGTGGTGGGCCTCCATACACTCGAACAAAAGGAGACGACAACCTAAAGAAGATTCTTTATCTGTACGACCCAAGAAAAAGAGTCGGAATAGTAGGTCCAATAAAACTTAACAAAAAAAGCAGAGATGCTAGAGGCAATCAAATAAAGCCAACATTGCCGGCTTTTCTTGAATTTGGCGGATCAGCTGCTATTGAAGAATTCCAGTGGCTCGACACGAAGGCAAATGTGGTGATACGTAAGTGGCAGCAATATCACACACTAGAGACAGCACAGCGACGAAGTTATAGGTCAGTAGCTAGAAGGGTAAGGCAAGCGACATACGAGCCGAAGCCATTTATGTATCCGGCACTTTTGCACGCCGATGAACAGGGAAAAATTCTAGCTTCATGGAAAAACGTACTTAACCGGTAAAGGCGAAATCGTGGCACAGAAAAACATCAGAGCCGGACGCGCCGAAATTGAGATCGGTATAAGCAGCAGAATTGCTGCCGGAGCAAAACAAGTCTCGGCGGATCTAAAAAAGCTAGGCGGGAGCATATCTGCCACTGGGCGATCATTGCTAGGCATCGCAACGGCAGCAGCAGCTCCTCTGGCTGGCATGACGCTTTCTTTTGCGTCCGCTGGTGACAGGCTGGATAAGATGTCGAAGCGTACTGGCGTCGGCGTCAAGGCTTTGTCAGAGCTTGCATTTGCAGCGGAGCAGTCTGGCGCAAGCCTGGACAGCGTGGAAAAAGGCATCCGTGGGATGCAGCGATCTTTGCTAAATGCTGAGATGGGATCGAAGGCAGCGTCTGATGCTCTCGCTTCGCTCGGTCTTTCTGCTGATCAATTATCTGGAATGAACCCAGAGGATCAGTTTACTATGATCGCTGATGCTATCGCTCGTGTCGAAGATCCAAGCAAGCGAGCAGCGTTGTCGATGCAGTTATTTGGGCGGGCTGGATCTGAATTGCTGCCAATGTTTCAGGAAAACGCAAAAGGCATCGCCGATCTACGCCAAGAAGCAAACGAACTTGGTCGGACGATGACTGAGGAAGATGCAAAGTCTGCTGCTGAATTAACCGACGCGATGAACCGAGTAAAAAGCACATTCATCGGCGTGAAAAACCAGATAGGTGCAGCACTTGCACCTGCAATGACTTACCTGTCGGATCTTATTGCAAGAACTTCCGCGAAGGTGGTTCCTCTGATCCGAGAGAACCAGCATCTAGTAAAGATGTTTGCTGCTGGTGCTGTTGCTGTTGGTGGACTCGGTGCCGCACTTGTTACGATCGGTGGCGTCGTTGTAGCGGCAGGCGTCGCAGTTGGTGGTTTGGCTACTGTTCTTGGTGTGCTTTTTTCGCCTATCGGCTTGGCGATCGGTGGTGTTGCCGCACTCGGCACCGCGATGGTCAAGTATTTTGATCTGGGTGGTATGGCAGTCGATGCACTGCAAAAACGCTTTGGGCCATTGGTAACAGACATCAAAAAAGCAATCAGTGCCATCACAGAAGCACTAAAAGCCGGCGACATCGAAAAGGCATGGGAGATCATGTCTGAG